CCAAGGATTTCAGTTGATAGAATGTTTGCTAACTCTGCCTCTGCATTCAATCCGTGGATTGCTTTAAGGTCTTGAGCAAGTTCTAAACTGTACTCTGCTTTTAGTGCTCTGGACTTCGCTGTCACAGTGACTTTCTCGATTGAGAATGCCATCTGGTTGAAGTGATCACCAGTTCCACCACCGAGTTTCTCAGCGTCGTCAGTTCTCATACCCTGACCAACGTTGTACTCAGTAGCATCAGTTGGTGAAGCAGCACCACTTAATAAACCTGGGTTAGCGTCTGTTCCACCACCGTCTCCAAGTTTCTTAGATGCAGTTGTACCTAAACCAACGTTTCCATCTACGAAACCGTTTGTTAGGTTAAATCCATCATCCTGTCCTGAGAATGCTGAATCTGGTTCGTTGAATAGTGCTTCTGTACCAGACTGAGTATTGAAGCGACTTCTCATTGCGAAGATAAGTCCTGTAGGACCATTCATTGGTTGTACACCAGCAAGATCGTATGCCACCAAGTTAGGCATTGAACGACGAATCAAACTGATAAGTACTGGGT